CATCAACAAAACGTGCTTCGCTTAATTTTTGATTATACATTTCCCACATAGTTGCTGTTAAAGCGTTATTATTTGTAATAGCATAGGCTATATCTGCTGCTAGTCGTGCAGATAAACATTCTATTAATAACATATCATATTCGTTAGGGTCAGTTATACGCCCTACATATTTTATCTTCATAGTAGAATTATTGGAAGCTATTGTTCTTCCTTCTACTTTAAAATCTGTATCTAAATCTTCTACTCGTAAAACACGCAAACAATAAGGATCTGTTGGTAAATTAAAAGCATAAGTATATTCCCAATCAGGTGCTGTAGTGTTTTGCGCTAATGATGCTCTTTTTACTAAGCAATTCCAAGGATGCGCTCTAAATACTGAATCACGGACAAACTCGTAGCGTTGGTTACAGATACGGGCAGCAACACTATCTTCTGTTAAAGAATTTATGTTAGATGCGCCTAAATTATTTAATGCACTATTTGCTATATCAACGTCTGAAGCCATTGTTTTTTCCTAAATAAAAGGGAGAGAGCAGCAAACGCTTGCTCTCTCCAATTTGTATTAATCGATAACGTAAAGCATTTTTAGTTCGACTAAACCAGTACCATTGGCACCAGCAATACTTACAGTAACAGGAAGCCCATCACCGTCTGCGTCAACAACAGAGTTTTTACCAAGCGCTGCAGTAGCGGCTACATCAACTGTAGTAATTGATGTAGAAGCGGCTGCTGCTTTATACTCATCAACGTCAGCAGCTACGTCAGTACCCGCTGCATTTTTATAAGCTGCATGGCCTACAGATGCTGTTGTAGAAGAACCTAAAGCTGCATGCGTTAATTCACCAGACAATATTCTTGCACCGTTTGGTAAATTAAACATATGAATGTCTGATTGTTCAGCAGATGCGGTATAAGAACCGTATGCTACACGAACACGACCACCCATTTCATTAGGTTTAATTGCTTCAGTCGGATTATTTTGATCCCATTTAGTCTTTTGATCAGAATAAACTGTACCCATTTTATAATCCTCCCTTACTCGTTACAAGCTATTTGCACAACTTTTTCTTCTTCCATGCGGGTTGCCCCAATAGACATGCAATAGTAAACTTGTGTGCTGTAGCTTTTGTCCGCTCTTTCCGTAATCTGAGCGTTAACATCTTTACCGATTCCTAATTTAACACCATCTTCTGCCCAGGCTGGACATAATCTGGATGTACCATCGTCAGTTAGACGATTAGTAACGATAAATTTAAAACCAACAAAAGTGTCTATATCACCTTGAACAAGCGCTTTAACAGTATTAAAGTCTGCTGAAGTAACTGTTGTATTATTTAACAAATCTTCAATTTGTTCTGGTGATACCGCTATGTATCTCGGAATAGACGGATCGATTGAATTAGCGTCAAGAAGTTTCTTAGCGCTTACTAATTTCGCAATAGTCAAACCTGCGGAACCATGAGCAATTTTTTGCCCTGCTGGTAAAGCTGTTGCAGTTGAACCTGCTTTACCTGTTTGTGCATTACCGTTCATTGCGGCAATAATCACATCATCCATTGATCTTCCCATCGCTGCTGCTGCTGCTCTTGCATATGTAGAAGTTGGATCTGCAAGCATTCTGACTTTATCAACAGAATCTATAAGATCGGCCCACTCATAATCGCTAAGAGTAACCATACGTCTCGTATGTGGAGTTTCCATTAATGGGGTATCACCATGACGAGTTGTACGAACAACAGCGGCTGCTTTTCCGACTTGATCGAAAAATGCTTTCTCTCCAGTAATAGTCTCTGAATCTACAGTAGCACGCAAAAGGGAACCCATTTGCTGTGATAACATAGTAATATTCGAAGAAAATTGCTGAACGAAAGCTGTACTCACTTGTGTAGACATATAAGCCTCCGTGTTATTAGTTAATAAAAAAGCAAGTGCTACCCTGTATAACAAGACACTTTAACATTAAGTATGCTACCTCCAACTTAACGCTGTTGGCTCGGTAGGGGCTTACGCTTATCCTACTCCTCGACTTCTGGATGTAAATATTCCATTAGTCGTGAAACTTCTGCGACAACGGCTGCATGATCTGGATGTTTGTTATTCCAGTACGGCCCTTTATCTTTAGGGTCGCCACGCAACATTGCTATTTCTTTTTGTGCATCTTCTGGTGTAAGAGATGGCGTTTGTTTAGCGCCAATAATCTTATCTTCTCCTACTTTAGAATTTATATAATTACCAATGTTAGCCATAGTTTTTATAAACTCTGGAGAATTGCCCAATGCAATACCGTCTTTTGTCATAATTTCTGCAAAACCTTCTGGGGCAAATTGCTCTAGTATGCCTTTAGCTTCGTCTAATTTCTGATCAAACGCCTTACCCCATTCTTTTTTTAGGGCTACTTCAGTTTCGCTTTTTTGTATTTCTATATCTTGTTCACTTATTTCTTCATTTGCAGGAGCCATTTCGCTTGTCTTTGCTATGTACGCTTCAAATATCTTTTGCGCCTGGCGATTATTTAATCCTGCATCATGCGCCAAATCTTGGTACCAACTTTTAATATCGCCATCAATAGCTTCTGTTCCTTCTGGGTTTTTTAATTCATAACCCTCTGCTGATTCTGGCCGACCGAGTTTAGTATATACACCGTTCCAATCATCATCATTAGCCCAATTACCAGGAATAGCTATTTTCTCGGCACCGACCATAGATTGTGCATGAATGGCTGTTTTGGCTAATGTTTCCACATCATCCATATTGTGTATTAAACTGTTATTTTTTATATCGTCTGGGAGACTTGCTTTCCAATCAGACGGTGCTTGCCCAGTTTCTACTGGAGCATCCGCTACCTGTTCTTCTGCCATGTTTTTTTATCCTTCCGCTATTGTTTGTTGGTTAAGTTTTTCTTCTTTTAATAAATGCAGTACATACAGTACGACACTTCTTTGCCCCTCATGGACAAAACTCAAATCCCGGTTGTTATCAACAAATGTCATTGTTTCTATATGGAACCGTTCTTTTAAATCTTCTAAGACTTGTTTGCCGTCATCGGTTGCAAACATTCTTTTATAGGTTTCTATGCGGTCTTTTTCAGTTTTAAACATTTAAATTAATGTTTTCTTCTTAGCAGTTTTAGCGCTTCTTTTAAAATTAGCAGAAGTTGGAGCGCCTTTACTTCCGGGTTTACGCATCTTTTCACCAGAACCCGCTTTTATTCTTTTACGCTTTGCATGAATGTTTGCATATAAACCTTTTTTAGCCATGTTATTCTCCTACCATTTAACCTTGTTAGCCCAATACGCGGCACTCATTTTCCCTTTTTTAATATTACTACTGTGGCGTGCTTTAAAAGATCGTGAGCGTGCTGTATTAGTTTTATCGCCACTAACACCTTTTTGACCAAAACGTATAAGTTTTATTTGGTCTCCCGTTTTTGCTAATACCGCATGCGATTTTGTTTTATGTCCTGGTGTACGCTTTGCTTTGTTATACCCAGAAAATGTTTGTCCACGATATTTTATAGCCATTATTGTTGTAATGCCTTTACCATTGGAGCAGCATCGCCCATCGCTTGGGCTTGGTTTGCTATCTGTTGTTGTTCAGCCATCTCTGCTTGTTGATCCGCTTTTTGTTGGCGTTCTTGGACAACTTGCTCATCCGACTTCACAACTGTAGCAGGAACACCTAACACTCTAATAATATGTTTGGCTAATCCATCCATATCCACATAATCAAATACACCTGGATTAACTTGCGATAACGGAGCCAGACTTTCAAATAAACGCATAGCGGATTGTATATCGCCAAAGCGTTGTGCTTTTGCTAACGGTGATACATATTCAATTTCTACATCGTTTTCTTGTAAAAATTCTGGTGGCGGTGCAAACATTTCTTGGCGTGTTAATACGCTGTATACTCTTTCAATTAATGGCTGCAATAGTTCAGCTTGCAGCCTTCCAAGTACTGGGCCTAATAGACGCATTTTTTCTTCAGTTCTTTGTATAACTTCTGTTGCCGTCATTTGTGGCCCTTGCCCTAGAATAAGTTGGTCAACATAAAACGCTGCACGAATAGCTTGGCGTCTTTGTTCTTCCATTTGCAAGCCTAAAGGATTGTTTGCGCCAGTATTTAAAGGTTCAATACGATCTCTTGTACCGCTTCTATAGAAATTTAATCCTCCAGGAACAGTACGAATAGGCATCATAAAACCGTCATCGGGCAACATGAGAGGAGGGTCGACCTGCTTTTGTGCTGCCCGAATGGTTACTTCCGACATTTTAGATAACATTTTTGTATCAGCTAACGCAGTCATAGCTGGGGAGCGCCCATAACCACGTTCAAAACTGGCTTTTAACCAGCGCGGACACATATAAGGAAGTTCGTCAAAACCACCTTCGGAAATAATTTGTTTATCTTCTGGATCAATATAAATAGATGCGTAGGGTTTATTAAGACCATCTACCTTATTAGGATCATAATTCTCTCTAGGATGCACAATATGACAAAACTCTACTTCGGTGTACGGTTCTTCTATTGCTTTTTTCTGCATACTGGTTGGCAAGGCTTCTACGCCAAAAGTTTCTTTTGCGGCTATGCAGGTCATTTTAAATTTACGATACACCGCATTAACACGGCCTTCCGCATCTTCGGATATAAAACATTCACCAATATGGCGTGTTGAAAATCTTAAGTTTGTAGACGCATCGCGTTCCACCATCATTACGCCTGTACCAAATACCACTAAATCCGAATACAATTCATGTACCGCTTCGGCAAAGTTAGAACGATTAAATGCGGAATACATAACTTCGGTTACACCTTGCAACCATTCTTTTGCTTCATCATTACCATCTAACACACGGTCTTTAAATTTTAAACTAAACCAAGGTGTAGACGGATTGGTTAACATGCCATGCAAAGACGCTGCTAACATTTCCGCTGCATGAATAGCGGTGCCGTCAAATATCAATTCGGTACGTTTATCGCCAGCCGTTCTTCGTTTTGTAATATCCGCTTTCCGTGGACTAATATAATCGGCAAGTTCTTGCCAATGATTTTCCCATACGGAACGTTGATTTTCTAAAACGCTTAACTGACTTAATAACGCTACTGCACGTTTGTCTGCAATAGGCATATTAGTCTCCTAATAAAGATTTCGTTGATTTGCTTTCGCCAGATGTTGTTAACCCTTGTGTACCCGTCAACATTGTTGCTGCTTCGCCAGAAACCATTTTCTTTTTTTTCTTTTTTCCTGATGTCTGTTCTTCCGAACGAATAGCTGCTGCTGGTTGCACATATGGTTTTGCAGGCTGTGCTACCGCCCTTTGTGCAGCGCCTCCGCTGCCGCTAAAAAATCCACCCATAATATTCTCCTATTTCAATAAAGTTGGTTTGTATGTGCTTGATGCACCTTGTTCTTGTGTTAATCCAGAACCTGTCAATATGGTATCTTGTACGCCTTTACGTCTTTTTAATCTTTTTTCTTCCTGCTCTATTTTTCCTTTATCGACACCTTCTATTCCCGGAGGAGGAGGTGGTGGCGGTGGAGGAGGGGGCGCAGCAGGCGCTTTTGGACTTAAGAAACCCATGATGTATCTCCTTTATGCGTAAACGGATTATAATTACTAGCCGCAATTTGTTGCGGAGGATGCGACCAATCTTTCTGTTCTTTTAATCCGACAGCAAAATACCGAAACGCATCGGCTGCATGACTTGACCAATCGTGAACAGGACTGGCTCTAAAACTTCGTGTTCTTTCATTATACGCTCTATGGTAATGCCGTAAGGCTTCTAGCCCAACCTTGCATTTATCCTGGTCAAACCAACACCGCGGTATCAACATTTGTGCAGCGTGTATGCCATCTTCAATCGGTAACTTCGGTGTTACACGGAAGTTCAGCCCCAAATCCCATGCAACTTCCCTACGACTTTTCCCACTACCAAGTTCTCTGACTTCAATATCATGGGGCGCCCAATGATCTCCGTATAAATATCCTTTTCTTTGCAGCACACTTACATAATGGGGTAAGCCTTCATTACGTGCTTCATAAAAATCAATTACATTAATGGCACGGCCTTGTATCTGTGCAAACCATATTGCTGTAGAATCACCAATTCCTAAATCCCAAAACGTCATAACTTTGGCAGCAGGATCATACGGAACTTTAGTAATCCTATTTTCTTCTAAAGATGTTTGTAATTCTTTACCATATATCGCACCGGGGACATTCGCTACCCAACTACACTCAAATTCTTGGTCGTACTGGTCAGCCGACATCGTAACTTTCGCAGCCTCTAATTCCTCATCATCCACAATCTTTGTTTCCGATGCCTTATACACAACATTATACCAATCATCCAAATGACTAGCCTGTTCATACAACTCGAAAAACATATTATGACCACGGGGTGTTCCTATAAAATAACAAAACCCTTTCCTATCCGATAACGCTGGTCGAATAATTTCAGGAAATACCGTCTCTGGCATATCCGCGACCTCATCCATTACACATCCATCCAAATAGATACCACGTAAACTATCGGGGTTCTCTGCACCTAGAAGCGTTAATCTAGCACCATTCGGTAGATCGGCTCTCAACTCCGTCTCATGGAACTTTACACCTGGTATCGCTCCAGAGAACTGCTTGAGATAATCCCATGCTACAGCCTTTGCTTGCCTATACGTAGGCGCTAAGTACGCAAACCGTGGTGAACGCCCTGTGTGCATTATAGCAGCACGTAACAAGTGGTTAACAGCCATAACAGTCTTGCCAAACCTTCTATGGCATACAATGACTGCCCAGCGGTTCTTATCAAGCTGTGCGTGTAAGTCTGCTTGAAGGGGTCTGGGTGAATAGGGTATCTCGATGTTCAAGGGTCAGACACTCTCCAATCTGTATAATATCCATAGTCGATGGCGCCCATGTTTTGGGGTAGGTGGGGGGTCAAGTTTTCAAAAAAAAGATAGTCGATAGCCCACAATTAATTAATTATTGTCCACCTATTGTCCACTATGTTTAATAAATGGCGGAGGACTGCCAAAGTTCTATCGGTTACAAACCGATTGACCTCTACTTATTGCAAATGATTCTTAGTTGCATCTACTCATGCGCGTAGTTCAGACAAGACACAGCCTTACTACCACCACTACTTCTTACTTCTATTCCTTCTCTTACTCATCACACTAAGATTGCTCTTACTATTATTCCTTGGGTTGCCATCTCTATGGTCAACGTCTTTGCCATCACCTTTGCGAACTCTCCCAACACTACTCAACAAAGTGCGTGCTTTGTTTCTTGATGCTCTATTCTTCTTTTGATCTGGCTTGGCATGATAAGTGTCATACTCTTTACGATAGTTTCTCATGAACTTGCTTCAGCTTTAACCTCACCGTTAGCCCACGTCAAAGTAATAGCACCAGTATTCGTATCGCTATTGTCTTTGCGATCTCTAAGCCCATAAGGTTGTATTCTAGCTAACGACCACTTTAAGCTATCTATCTCTAATCTTCTGCGTTGCACTTCTGCATTCATAAACCTTGGGTCTCCATCTTTATCAAGAGGCTGCATTGCTAACTCAGAGATATGATCGCTATAATACTCCGCTTGCATTACTCTACCTCTACGATAGATTTCATATAACTCAGGGTCTTTCTGAACAACACGAATGATTTGCCTATACGAAGGACACCAGGAGTTCTCTTTCACAATCTTAACTAAACTGTGTCCGTTAGCCATCTCCTCTGCTATCTTCTCTAGTACCTCTTTAGTAACTACACTTTGCTTTGCCATATTGTTTCCAATAAAAAAGCTAGTGCAAGGGGCCTTACACTAGCTGTATTTATCCTCAATTTTAATTAAAGTTATTGCCTTTTGATGTCATTGGCAACAAAAAAATAATAATTAATGTAAATAACTTGACATTTAATGTCATACTACCCATATTACTATTGAGAGGGAATTAACTCTTTCAACAACAAAGGGGTCAAAAACATGAGTACA